TGCTCTTGATACAACTGAATCTCTTTGTTGTGCGGTATCTAAGAACATCTCATTACCAATCATATTTAAGTAGTATGCATTATAATGTGTATTATAAGATAAGACATCAAGTAGAACTGACATAGCAGATCCCTCGAAGTTGTAATCTTTGAATTGATTTTGTGTACTTAGATAACCTTTTAGGTTCTTTCTGATATCATCAAAATCTAATTCACTTACTTGTAGGTATGTATTTGCTGTTGCCATTATCGGACTCTTTCTAGTATGACATCCAGGATAACTGGGTCAGGATCGTTTAATATCATAAATGCTACTGACACTGTCAATGCATTTACTTCTGGTCTTTCTTCTACCAAAACCTCGAACACATCTGCCCGAGGTTCATAGTTTTTAATTACTTCTTTAATTGCCCTTTCCATCTGCTGTTTAACAGGTGGTGTAAACAATTCAAATAAGAAATACCGAATACTACATCCAATGTCTGACTTAAATGGACGTTCGAAATAGTCAGTTAAGATTAATGACTTAACAGATTGCCTTACGGATTCTCTGTTAGTCTTTCTACCCACGTTACCCGTAATCGGGTGTGCGATAAATGATAAATCTAAGTCACTGAATATTTCTTGTTTAGGCATTAGGCATTATTTTTTGATTCTTGTATTTCTTTTCTACGTTCTTTACAAATCTTAGTAATCTCAGATAGTGCCTTGCGAGCACGTGTACCTGCAGATTTGTTTCCGTTTTCAAACTTCTCATTCTCTGCTTTGTAAGTGTCAAATAAGTTTACTATGTTGTCATGATTATTCATTTCATTTTCCTTCTATTATTTAAAAATTATTATTAATATATTTATAAGTGTTTAACCACCAATTCTGACATTAGTTGAACCTTGTGCCATTGCTCCAAAGTCTGCCGAATCGCCAACTCTTGCTGCAGGTATTCCATTAATCCTAACAGATCTAGAACCTCTATTAACTCTAGCACTATGAGGAACACAATATATTCCAACTAATATTGTGTGTGGTGCGACTGGGTCATTCATTCTTGCGGCAGGTCTTTTATTAATTCTTACTCTGCCTTGAGTAGCAATAACAGTTGAAGTCGGACTACAACCGTGACCAGTATATAATCCATCACCATGTCTGCAAGCATTTGGCATTAGTTTATATCTATTGTTGGTGCTATAAATCGCATTGGACCAGAACTTATCATTTGGCAAGACCCACCAATTTTAGCAGAGAAATTTCCACCACTATTCAATGTCATAGAACTTCCAGTTGTAACAGTGGCACTACCACCAGCAGTAACGTTTATATTACCACCAACTGCTGCAGTTAAATTGCCACCGATAGTAACATTTGTATTTTTATCAATGAATATTTTTACATCACCTTTGACGTGGATACTATCATTACCAGCAATCACCTCATAATTATCTTTAACAATATGTTCTACTTTAGTCCCATCTGGATGTATCTCATAAAACGTTCCAGTCTTATGTCTTTCTTTAATACGTTCAGCACCTTCAGTATCATCATATTCTTTAGTGTGACCAGACTCTGATTCGTACACATGGTTGTATGGATACTTTGCTTTGTATGGGTCAGCAGGTTCCCCGATAACTGTGTCAGGTGTATGAGTCCTTGTGTTCTCTCCACGTGCTAATTTGTTTACATCACTCTCATTAGTATATCTCGGGAATTTTTCGGTAGGATCGTTGAAACCAAACGCACTGTTGGACTTGTCAGAAGGCATACTGGCGATAGTACCCATAATGGCAGGTTCTTGAGCACGGTCACCATCCATAAAGAATCCGAACACCCAACTACCCTCAACAATACCTGTCGGGGATTTACCAACTCCACTTACTGAAGCAGAATCGATACTATTAATCATTACTGCCCAAGGGAGAGAATCAGTAGGAATCGCACCCTTGTCGTCAGTGTGCCAACCGAATGCTCGCACACGTACACGACCAAGTTCTATGGGATCGTTACGGTCTTCAACAACACCAACGAACCAAGTGAATCCATTCCTACCTATAAAGTTACGCATTTAAAGTGCTCCTACGATCTCCATCAATAAAGCATTCTTATTTAATTTTTTACTTAAATCTAAACCTAAACCTTCAGCATAGTCTTGTAACTGCTTCTTAGTCATACTGTTAAGGTCAGGTGTTTCGTGAGTTGGTTCTTTTATTTCTTGTAGAAACACTGGGTTTCTGTTACTTCCTGGTAATGGCATAATATGCTCCTTATAATGAGTTAGTTGTTCTTGCGCATTCTAATATTGTGGTAAATACGTCATTAGTTATTTTTTGTCTTACTTTTGTTATTAGGTATTGTCCTGATAACGATTTATCTAGATTCCCTTTATCTGTTCCTATATTATTATGTATAAAGAATTCTAAATCGATTAACCCACCAACGTTGATTGATGAATTTCCTGGAATTGATACTTGAATAATTTTATTAAATAATTGTTTACCATATGACAACTTTCTATTGAGGGTTGTGTTTGTCTTTTTTGGTAATGCTGTTTCTTTTTGAAACAATACATCGTTGTCGTGACCCGTTCTAGAAGATATTAAATTGATAACTGGATCACCCACAACCTCTACAGCAAACTTACCATCACTAACCGTTTGAAAATTATCAGATTCTTTATTATAATCAAATATAACTTCTTTCTTATTCTTTTTAAGTATATCTAGATTAATAGTCTTTGCTTTGAATAAACCACCCTTAACATTTGATAAGATATTATCATCTTTCAATATATCATATGATATAATTTTATATTGGTCATCCTGCACAACACCCTCTTTAGTATCGCTCTCACCCACATTAGACATAAAGTATGTGTAGGTAAAATCAATAGGAGCATCTGCTATCATTTGAGGAACATTCTTAAACTTAAATCCACTACTATCCTCAAAGAAAATGTAGTATGGATAATGGTCAATAGAGTCTGCTTCATTTGCCAGAAAGTTGATACTTCCGTCAATTGACAATGACGGGATAATATATTTGTGTAATCCAGAAGTCTCATCAATATCAAGACTCTTATTGATTCTGGCAGAACGATAAATCGTTTTTATATCATTTGTCAAAACATATTCATCAACAATAGACTTAATCATTTTGGATATTGTACTGCCACTACCTCTTCCATATGCTTTGTTAATCTTTTGAGGAATAGTTTGATATGCTTCAGCACTAATTCCAGACAACATATAAGACTCATTAAATTCGCTGATTCTTCTTCTATTGCTTGTTTCATATAAAGCAAACATGTGTTGTTTGTATGCGATTCCTTTATATCCTGGATCAGTCCTTTCCCTATAAGAAATAATTATATATTCACCACCATTAAAACCACCAGCAATACCTGCTTCTTTATTACCCTTTATAATATTATTAAGATTAAGTGCATCCTCAACAACAAAGTTACCTCTTAAATAATGTTCGAACATGTTCTGGTAAATATTAACCTCTAATATCATATCAGAAATATCTAGACTTCTTCCATCACTCAGTACAAGATTTATACTTTTTATCTCTACATCACCAGCGAATCTGTAACCCTTATTACTCATTAGATTCCATTTCTTAAGATATCTTCAACTTCATCTTCAACTTGCTGAAGATATTTCCTATCTAATATTTTAACTCTTCTTTTAAAATCATTTTTTTCTACCTCATAATTATATTTTGTAATGAGTTCTTTATCTGCTGCAGCAAGTGTACTATAAGTTGTTAAGTCTACGACCACCCATCTCTTAGGGATACGTGTTCCGTTATTTAATACTTTTGATTGGTTTAATATTTGTCTGTATTCGTGCACAGTTGCTTGAGCAGAAGGGATGCTATTATACTTACCTTTCATATAATTGGCAAAGTCTTGGTCAAACAGAGGCCACTCAAATACTGGATCAATTATATCATTAAAGTGCAATACAATCCAAGCATATGCTGGAGAACCATAATACTTCTCAGCAATAGTATCGGGTCTGTCACCTGACTGAATTTCGTAATCAAAATAAACATTGATACCAGACTTAACTGAAGACTTAATTTTAAATCGTCTAAGTATGTTTGTTAGTTTAACCTTCTGACCATTATTCGTTAGATCGTGTTCAGTTGTGGGGAAGTATGAGAAGTAGTTTGACATATTAATTTTTCCTTATTCTGGATCAGGGACATAAGGTATTGGTTCACCTTGATAACTAGCATCAGCAACGCCAATTTCTGCTGCAGATTTTGCTTCATCTCTTGAATTCCATCCAATGTCTAAAGTTTGTTTCGTTTGAATTTCTAACTCTTGGAATGTTAATGATATTTCTACTGATACTGGTGCTCCAGTGTCTTCAAAAAATATTGGGATGCTCTCACCATTATAATTAACATTAACATTCTTCAATGCGCATCTACCAATTTTAAATAATGATGGTGCTAAGTGGGTTGAAAATTCGATATCCCATTCCTCCGGATATTCGAAGAAAGAACCACCACCCCATTTAACATCTGGGTGCATATAATAATTGAATGTGTCGATTATATTTGTTATCCTTACTGATTCTTTTTCGTTCCTTGCTATAAATTTGTAAGAGAATTGGAACTCTCTGAAGTTTACATTATCAAATAGAACAGCAGTATGTGGGTTTACCGCAATTCCTTCTGACGTACCAAGACCTTTACCAATCTGACCTAGACCAATAGCACCACCGAGTGCTGCAACAGCACCTAAACCTTTAATCTTTGCTGCTGCTAAAGTGGCACCACCCACAGCTGCACCAGCAGTTGTTTGGTCTGCTGCCAATTTCTCCCCTTTTGTTTCAACAGCCATTTTATTAAATGCTGAAGTTAATTTTTTAACTTTAGTAACAACCAGATCGGCGATATCCGTCGCCGACCCCACTTCAGAACCATTGCTGAATGGACCCTTTCCAGATGCCATCCAACCAATAGCACCAAGGTTTTCATTGTTATATCCAACACTATGTTGATTATTTAATGATGATGGAATTGGTAGGACTATGCTTTTCATTGCTCTTTCTTCAATAACAGAGTCTCTGCTTGGTCTTTTCCGATCCATAACATTAAAAATCATATAATTCTCACCATCTATATCTTCAGGGAATACTATTGGTCTTTTAACTTTAGAATCCCTTTCATATAATTCTCTTAAAGGTGATTGACCAGCACGACCACGTTGTTTCTTTTTTATCAATTCATTAAAATTTCCTGAGATTGATTTGAATCCATTAGAATCAAAATTAAGATTTAATTTATCACCCAGACCAAATTTATTTAATCCTGCCTTTCCTAATTGATTGAATGCTTGACTTTTTAATTGTTTGAGATTATTCAGACCCATGTGATTTTTTAGAATAAATAGATATTATTGTATATTTATAACGTCAAGTGAATGAAATTCCATCAAGGAAAGTTTAACCCCAAATTCCCCCAAAAATATAACGGAAACGTTAATACAATTAAATACAGATCTAGTTGGGAACTTCAAGTATTTGTGTATATGGATAAGAATCCAGATGTAGTTTCTTGGAACAGTGAAGAAGTCATAGTGCCTTATGTGTCCCCGATTGATGGAAGGAAGCATAGATACTTTGTTGATATTTGGATGAAGAATCGGAAGGGTGGTGTTTACCTTATTGAAATAAAACCTGCTGCTCAATCTCAACCACCTAAAAAGAAGAGTAGAGTAACAAAGAAATACTTAAACGAAGTTAAGACTTGGGGTGTTAATCAGGCAAAGTGGGTTGCTGCGACTGCTTATTGTCAAGAACGTGGGTGGACATTCAAAGTGATAACAGAGAAAGATCTCTTTAAGTATAAGTAAAAACGTTATAAATATATCAATGGCAACAGTATTCGACGATTTATTAGTAAAAGGTGTAAGGCAAGGACATATCCCTGCTAGGACTAAAAACGCACGTGAGTGGTTTAGAACTAAGGCAAGCAAGGTTGGAAGAACTAGAGTACAACCTGAAGATTTGCTTCGTGAGAATAAAAAGGTTGATAAGGTTGATGTCGGTCATATGTATCATTTTAAATATGATCCAAAAGGTAAAAAGACATTACCTTATTATGATACATTCCCTTTAATCTTTATGGTTGGTGCTGCAGAAGGTGGATTCTATGGAATTAATCTTCATTATTTACCACCTAAATTAAGAGCAAAGTTAATGGACGAATTATACAGTCTAGCAAGTAACAATAGATATGATGAGAAAACAAAATTGATGATTTCATATAATCTATTAAAGAGTGCGAGTAAAATGAAATACTTTAAACCCACCTTTAAGCATTATCTAGCAGACCACGTTAAGTCGAAGTTTATTAAGGTGGATTCAGCAGAATGGGATATTGCTTTATTCTTACCAACTAGCAGATTCAAACATGCTACAACACAGAAAGTTTATTCAGACAGCAGGAAAAAATTCTAATGGCAACTGGTTTTAACATACAAAATATGGTATCGTCTTTGAATACTTCTGGAGTGGCTTCTTCTAGTCATTTTGAAGTTTGGATAACTAACACAGATAAGAACTCTAGAGGAATGTCATATCGTGCTGACACAGCAAACCTTCCAGGAAGAACGATAATGACAACGGAACATAAGTTTTCAAATTATGGACCGATTAATAAAGTGCCTTATGGTCAAGTGTATGGTGACTCAACAATCTCATTCATATTAAGTGAAGATCTAAGAGAGAAGGAATTTTTTGAGAAATGGCAAAATCAAATGGTTGGCACAGGTGCTTATGACTACAAACACCACAAAATGGATGGGTCGTCAAACTATAATGTAAAATATTTTGACGATTATGCCAGCACCGTTACTATTAGGCAATTCGGTGCTGATGGTGGGTTAAGAACTATTCACATTCTGCAAGAAGCATATCCAATTTTGATGGGTGATGTTTCTATGGCATGGGGAAGTTCTGATCCTGCAAAATTAACAGTGACATTCGCTTATAGGAATTATAGATATATTACTCACGATAACAGTAATCAATCTGGGTTGGGAATGGGATTCTCGTTCAATTTAGGTAAAGATGGATTAGCAGGAGCATTAAGACTTCCTGGGATAGGAAACATATCAAGTATGTCTGGAATAGGAACGTTGGCAAATTTAGATTTTAATAACCTATTGTCTATGGGTTCTGGATCAAATGTACAATATGATGATGGTGTAGTATCTCACGGATACAAAGAAGATCCGGATTCCAACAATAGAATATCCGGAAACCCGAATTATGTGAAAGAATCAGATACATATAACCCCACACCTTCCGATAATACCGACTATTATAAAACCGATAATACCGACTATTATAAAACTATGATGTCAATGGAAGATGATTCCAGAGCCAGAGCGAGTCAATGGAAGAAAGAACATCCCAACCTAACACAACAAGTTCACGGAACTGTGAACAATGCTAATTTAAAATAATAATAATGAACGGAGAATATAATGAACCTACCAAGTATAGCAGCACCACAATTTAGTACAACAATTCCATCAACTGGACAAGAAATAGAATATCGCCCATTTTTGGTAAAAGAAGAAAAGGTTCTTTTGATGGCACTAGAAGGTGGTTCTCAGAAAGAAATATCTAAAGCAACACAAAATATTATCAAGGCATGTGTGCTCACTGATATTAATGTTAAGAAACTAGCAACCTTTGATATTGAATATCTATTCATGAAACTTAGAGGAAAGTCTGTTGGTGAAGTGATCAAACTTAAGATTGGTCATCCAGATGAAGAATCGGAATGTAAACATTCTACTGAAATTGAAATTAACATTGATGATATTAAAGTTACTGATAAGGAAGTTGAGAATAAAATAATGATTACTGATGATATCGGTGTTTTCCTTAGATATCCTGGGGTTGATGATGTTAATTTAATTGACGAAAAATCACCAGAATCAATGTTTGATGTAATAAATAATTGTGTTGAATATGTTTTTGATGATAATAATGTTTACAACGAATTTACTAAGAAAGAAATTAAAGACTGGGTAGATGGACTTAACCAATCTCAATTTATGAAGATGACTGAATTCTTTAACAATCTTCCAAAACTTTCTCATGAAGTTGAATGGACATGTGAAGAATGTGGTAAGAAGGATTCTATTAAACTTGAAGGATTACAAAGTTTTTTTATGTAGCATTAATGCATGATTCGTTAGCGAATCACTACCAGTTAAATTTCGCATTAATGCAACACCATAAATACTCGTTGTCCGAACTTGATAATATGATTCCTTTTGAAAGGGAAATATACATTATATTTTTAAAGAACTTTTTAGAAGAACAAGAAGAGAGACAGAAGAATGGCAGCAAATAACAGTCAAATAAATCTACCAATTGTAAACGCAATTGGTGAGCAAATGGAGTCAGCAGATGAGGGGAGAAAACGTCTTCAAAAAAGTCTCAGAACTGGTATGCTCGCCATTAAAAAGTCTACAGATAATATTTCTAAAGTTCTTAAAGAACACCTATTAAAAGATACAACCGGTCAGTGGGAAAGTATAGACGATTCTTTAGAGGGGTTCTATGACAACCTAACTGAATGGAAACCAGTTAATGCTCAACGATTAGTTGAAGATAATGATATGGGTTTTGGTGATGTGTTTGGCATGATGAAAGAATCCTTAGTTACTATTGCTAAGAACAGTGCTAGTTCTTTATTATTCGATAAGAAGAATGAAGACAGAATGGAAAAAAAAGAGCACAGCATGGCTGGTCGACTTGAACAAGATCTTGAAGAACAAAGAGGTCTTGGTGGTTTTGGTAAATTGATATTCTTCGTTGCTATTAGAAAGATTAAACAGTCATTAGACAAAGTGGCAAAAATGTTAAGCAAGGAAACTGTTTGGGATAAGATTAAGAATTGGTTATTGAACATCGGATTCTTAGCAACTGCTTTAACAGCAGCATTGAATTGGGAAGAGTTAAAACCAACATTGGACGAGTTGTATGATGTCGTTTGGGATTCAGAATATGGATTGGAGTGGATGCTTGGGTTGCTTATCGATAATATCGCCGAAATCGCATTAGTAATATCATCATTTTGGATTGGTGCTAAAGTATTTAGATGGTTAAATTTTTTGTGGGGAGCAGGTGTTGCATTTGCGGCAGGTGTGAAAGTTGCTGGAGCCTATCTTTCGGGAACTGCCACAACCATTGGTGGTGCCACCATGTGGAAAAAACTAAAACATTGGGCTGGATTGTTCACCACTGCAATCGGCATCGCTTGGATCAATCTAATGGATTCTGCAAAAGCACTCGCTGCATCTGCATGGGCAAAACTTGTTCATTGGGCAAAGTGGCTTAGAAACGCAGTTGTGGCAACATCTATTGCCATGATGGATTCTGCAAAAGCACTCGCAATTGCGGCTGGTGCTAAATTATTAAAGTATGCTAGATTACTAAGTGGTGCTGTCATAGCAGTTGGTCTTGGGATACAGGGGATGTATGCATCATTACTACCTGCTCTTGCTGTTTTGGCACCGTTTATCGGAATCGCATTGGTGATTGGTGCTTTGTTGTATAGTCTTTATAAAGGGTTTGAAGATGCTAAAAAGGTTTATGAAGATACTGGATCTATTTGGCTGGCAGTCAAAGCAGGACTGTATGGGTTTGTTCGTGCTTTGGTAACATTGCCCCTGAAACTAACTTTAAGTTTAGCTGCATGGGTGGCTAGACTATTTGGTTTTGATGAGTTTGCTAAGAAACTAGATAAAATTGATACGGATAAAATATTCGATCAAATTTTTGATGCGATAAAGAACACGATGAAGAAGATCGGTAAATGGTTCGAGGATAAGTGGGACGGACTAATGGACTTCATGGGGTTTGGTGATGATGAAATCTTATCTGAAGCAAAACAATCGGAAATCAAAAAGGAACAATGTCAAGCAAACCGAAAATTGCTGGAAGGTTTGATTGCAAGGAATCGTAGCACTTATACCAACGTTGATGGACAAGAAGTCCAAATGATGTCAATTGAGGAATTGAATAGAAGGCATGGACTTGGAAATCAAAATATTGTTATTGATGCTGGTGCCACTCAAAATTCCAATAGTTCGCAACAATTCAATAATAATACATTCGTTGGCGGTGGATCAGCAAACAACCCAAACTCCAATCCTGCTGACTTAGATTACTTTAGAACGTTAGTTCCTAATTAACCAATAACAGCAACGATACTTGACTCATGCATTACCATATAGCCAGACTCCATTTCTGAAGCACCTGCTCTTTCAAACATAACAGTATCACCTGCTTTAACAGTCATATCCACCCGAGTTCCATTCTCATACTTTCCAGGTCCAACAGCAACTACCAATCCTCTATTAGATTTGTCTTGTGCAGTTTGAGTTAAGATTAACCCAGACTCAGTTGTACTTTCTTTTTCTTCTACTTTTACGATAACTCTATCGTGTAATGGTTTTAAATCCATTTTATTTCTCCTATAAAAAAGGGATCCGAAGATCCCTAATCAAATTAAACTATTTTAGTTTAGTCCTCGTTTGCTAACTTCTCAAAGAAAGATAGTGACTCATCGTCATCACCTACGAACGGACTTTCAGTCTTCAACGTAGGTTCTTTCTTAACTTCAGCAGCAGGTGCTTCAGCAACTTCTTCTGCCTTATCAAAATCTTCAGCAGTAGTCTTAGGTGCTAAACCATTAAGACCTAGTACACGATTCAACTTAGTTTCTAACTCAACATATGACTTAAACTCTTTAGGGTCTAAGAATGCTTTGAGTGAGTATAAAGAATCATATACTTTCTCTAATGCTTCATCATCTTCAAGCAACTTACTAGGTGCATCAAAGTCAGATTTATCATAGTTACGATATCCTTCAACCTTACGAATCTTCAGTTTAAAATCAGCACCTTCCCAAAAATCGAATGGGTTGATTGGACTCTCATCTTCGAACTCAGGGTTCATTGACTCATTAATCTTATCCCAAATTTTCTTACCGAATTGATATAAGAATACTTTACCCTCATTAGCAGGATTGCCTGGATCTTTAACCACATAGATATTAGCAAAGTATTTTAATCTACGTTTTTGTTTTCTTGCTTGTTCCTTACCAGCATCAGTTCCATTGTTCCATAGAGTTGAGTTGTACTCACCTAGTGGATCTTTTTCACCGATAGATGTTAAAGAATTTTCGATATACCATCCACCTGGACCTTGGAAACCGTGGTCAAAGATTCTTACCCATGGTAAGTCTTCACCTGATGGCTCTGGTAGGAATCGAATAACAGCATAACCGTTACCCGACTTATCTACTTCTGGTTTCCACAGACGTTCATCTGCTCCACCCCAACCACCTGATTTGGTTTGTAGTTTTTCTGTTTCTTGGATTAGTTTTGAAAGAGAGGAACCTCTTGATTTTTTAAGACTAGCGAAATCGCCCATATTTGTATCTCCGTATTGTATTGTATTTTATTGTATTATTTTTGTTCACATTCAGATAGATTGCTCTATCCTTTTCATCATCTACACCTTTATTATACTCTCTTCTCACTCATAAGTAAAGTTTTCGAGCACAATTCTTTTATATTTTTTCTTATCCACTTGTAGTCTATTATGAAGGAAAGGTTTATATTTCCTCATCATATCCACAAAATCATTTAGTATATTATCTCTATATTTATACCACCCCTCAGAGTAGTTTACCAGATCGTCTAGTATAACCATTGTTTCTATACTGAGTTTACCTCTTGAGTATAGTCTGAATAGTATTGGGTGTTTATTATCAACCATCTTAAACACGTTGTTGAAGTTTTCTTCATACTCATTAATCACACCAACATCTTCTTTAAATGTGTACGACATTGACTCAATTACTTTCTGCCACTTCTTATAGTTTACTTGATTGTTCTCTTGCATTAGGTTGCCAATCCAAGAATCACTATTACGAGTGATGTTTGCTACGATGTAGTCAATGAATTCCTCATGCTTAAACTTCTTACTTGCTTTCTCGAAGAAGTATTTGTCTTTACGAACTTCATATGAGGTTGGACTTGCTTTTACCTTACCATTATACTTAAAGAAGTCATAATTCTTATTAGTGAAGTGTTGCTTAATAGCAAGATAGGTTTTGTATGTGTCAAATCCATTCATCGTTAGAATCAAATCGGCAACCTCGCAGTCTTCTCAAGGTAGTTTAAATCTTGTGCCTCAACCTTAATCTTTTCTTTGATTAAAGGGCATAGTAGTTTTGCTGTATCCTCAATTTCAAATTCATTCTCCTCACACCACCATACGACTGCATCCATATATGATATTCGTTTTGCTATTACAAGTTTCTCGACCATGTGTGAAAACTTTTCTCTATTTAATACTTCAATCATTTACTCTCCTTCATTTTAAATATAAAATTAACAACTACTCTATATTGGTTTTGTGTTGGAACACTACTTGAATGGAATTGGTTGCTATCAAACATAACAAATCGATTTTCCTTTGGTTGGACTCTGCCAACTAATTCCATATCATTAAAATTGAGTTTCTGATAGGTTTCTTTATAATTATCAAGTTCGTTGTACACCTCTTTATAAAAATGTGTATCACCGTCAGAATTGTTGATATATAATACGGCACTAGTCCAACCACCAACATTCATATCAACGTGTGGGATATGAACAACACCTTTTGCAATAGTCGTTAATAAATTTAATTTTATTCTTTTAACTTCAATTATAGAATATCCATTATTATTTAATATTCCATACAATTCTTCTAATAAAACTTCACACAAAGAAGAATTGAATTTTCCTTCAGACATAGCAAGATGTGTGTATTGAAAATCAAATAATTCCCGTTCTTTTGAAATTGATATTAATGAAACGTCTTCAGAAGTGTAACTTGAATTGGGTTGGAAGAACCAAGGGATTTGTTCAAAGTCTAATAATGTCGATTGCAATTCATAGAACTTTTCTTTTGGTATTGCATTGTCAATTACTATTTTGTCCATTATTATATTATACCCCAAAAGTGGTCAAAAGTAAAGTTAGAAGGGCATAAAACTTCGTGCCATGCCTTGAGGTGAGAACTTGTTAGACATGTTACCAACAGCACCATTCATATAATCAATTTGCTGTGTTAGTTGATGGATATGTTTCTCCATTGCTAGAGTTGTATTATTCATCGTGGTCATATCTCGATTGATAGATTCCATTGAATAAGTCATTTGATTCATATTCTGTCTGATTGAATGTAAATCATCAGAACCTTGTTTGAAAGATTCAGACCAAGATTCCATATGAGAACCAACTACTAATCCAGCATATACAATAACGGATGTTACTGCTAACTGGGATATTGCTGTGATGGTAGAACACCATTTAGAATGACACGTCATATAGTACCTTGATGTTAGATACTATATTTAGGTATTATTTAAACACAACCAGTCGGTTGAGGAAGTCCACCATATTTAGTAATAGGTTTCAATGGACCAGTCAACCATTCTTTGAATAGTTTACCTTTATCAATTCCTACATACTTAGCAAAAGTTCTAATTGGAGGAACACTTGAATTCTCATCGAAGTATTCTCTTGCCTTTTCAATTTGCATCACTTGAGATTCACTCAATGTAATATCATCTTCCTTTGCCATCTCGTGCATCACATCAAGTGACCACGTTGTTGGGTCAACTAAGTAACCATTTCCTGTTCTATCTAAGTTCATTTAATTCCTCTTGAGATTTAAGACCCTTTTTATAGTCTTGTGTTAGTCGCACACTTTCAGTTCCATCTCTATTATTCATAGGGTTGGTCATATTTCTTGTTACTTCTGAATTACCACAAAATGGTGGGCGATTACCCTTTGTTATTCCATTACTCATTTCTTTCTCCTACAAATGTTAATACCATCTTTTACTTTATAAACGAAGTGTTCTCCATTTGCTATAATATGTTCAACCAATCTCCATACTGGATTTTCATCAGTTCCGTAATTTACTTTATACATTATTTATATCTCCTTTTTAATATTAACCAACCTTTATAGTAGGGTTATTCCCCACCATACTTATATTATACTATAAAACTACTCAAAAGTCAATAAAAAATAAATATGATTACAAAAGGAGAAAATAATGGATATATTATTATTAATTGTGTTATTAACAATCGTTATAGGTGGTAGTGCTTATGCGACTTACTTAAAGAACACACTAAAAAGGAGATAGATATGGAAACAATAATAAATTTATTAATTGACTTCTGGCAATTCACGGTGGTGGGTGTATTAGTTATTATAGGTGCACTGATTAACTTTTTCGATAAAGACTTCACGTCTGGTATGTCATTTAAGATTAAAGAGATGCCTCATATGAAACCAATCTCAATACCAACAAAAGGTAAAGGGTTCTGGGGTGCTATATGGATGTGGTTAATGGGAACTCGTACTTGGGAAATCGTTAAAGACTTTCATTTTAATATTGATGGTAAAGATTATATAGTTCCTAAAGGTTTTGTATTTGATGGTGCTTCTATTCCTAAGTTTTTACATACTTGGTTAAGTCCAGTTGGTGTATTGCTTATGGGTGGTTTAGTGCACGACTATGCTTATAAGTACACTGTTCTTTTACAGAAGAATAAAAAAGAATCTGGTCACGTTATGACACAGAAACAAGCAGACCAAACGTTCCGTGATATCAATATCGAAGTGAATGGGTTCAGACTACTTAACAACCTTGCATACTATGCATTACGTTTGGGTGGATTCGTTGCTTGGAATGGTCATCGTAAAGTTGGTGCTGATTGGAAAGAGTCAGTATAATTACTTAGTAGTGGGACGATATACTCCGTCCCAGTCTTTCTTAACTTTCATACCTTTGCAACGTTCTATCCATATATCATAGAACCCATCTAACTGTCCGTCAAAATACCCTTTGAGACTTTCGCACATTTTAGTAGCACCTTTAAAGTTTTGTTCAAAGTACATACGCATCATATCATCGTGGTCAAACTTCCTGCCCCATACTCCCTCAACAACCGTATAGATATCTACCCCTTTAGTTTTACCTTTAACAGCAATACAATCTAATTGTAATGTAGTAAAGTTGAAATCAGTTGCTATTGCATCAGCAGTATTCTCGCCAATGATAATATCAACCCCATACGTTTTAGTTTGCCCTTCAATTCTAGCACCCAGATTAACACCATCACCCAAACAAGTGTAATCAAATCGTTGGTCAGATCCCATATTACCTACAACAACCGTGTCAGTATTAATACCTAAACCCATAGCAAATGGTGGATGACCTTCAGCAGTTATCTCTTCATTGAATACTTTTAAATCATTAATCATATCAAGACCAGTTCTAACTGCGTTGTATGCGTGATGTTCATCGTCCACTGGTGCATTCCAAAATGCCATTTGAGCATCACCGATATACTTATCAACTGTGCCATCATTATCAATAATACGTTTAGTCATTGCAGTCATATAACGATTCATAATGGATGTTAATCCTTGAACGTCATCACCATAATGTTCAGAGATAGCAGTAAACCCTCTAACATCAGTAAACATAATTGATAGTTCTTTACTCTCACCACCAAGTTGTAATAGTTCTGGGTTCTTCTGTAACTTTTCTACAAGTGCAGGACTAAGATATGTACCAAACTGTTTCTTAATTTGTTGCTTTAATAAGAACTCTAACATAAACTTAGCAAAGGCACTATGTAATGTAACGATTAATATAGTTGCCAATAACCACGAAGCATCTATTAAGTACAAGTAATTAGTATAAGCATATTCCGTTCCGTAGATGACACCACCGACGACGACTGCGACGGGAACGGACATCCACATAACGGGTATGAATCTAAACAATACAATAATGGTAAACCCGATTAAAAAGGTTGTAATTAGTTCCCCAAAGTCTGCAAAGTCTGGTCTGACTGGTGTGACTCCGTCGATGATAGACTGTAATAGATGTGCCTGGAGTTCGTGGTTGCCGACTGTACCCACTCCAGTTGCTACTGAAGATGCAAGTCCTTCTGCAGTTAAACCAACTATAACTATCTTATCAGCAAACACAGAGTAGTCTAGTTCCTCAGTTAATTCATAATGAGTAAATTCATTTGCCCAATTAATCCATACACGTGAATATGTGTCAGTGTATATCGTATCATAGTTAGGAACACGTACAGCGATTACACCAGACTCACCTATCTTTGCTTGGTATAAATCATCTTCAGCATACACTCTTAATGTTTCAAGCGCTAGACTTGGATACATTTCTTTACCAACCCTAGTCAGCATAGGAATACGTCTAGTCACACCGTCAATCTCAGGCATAGTAGATACAACACCAACACCTGCTAAGTTATTATTAATAGAATCAATGTTGGATACCATACCTTGATATTCTGGAATCCAATTTAGAATATCATCTGGGTCACCACCTACAATAGCAACACTTGCTTCTTTACCTTTAGTGTCTAATGCTTTTGTACTCGCTACTTGAGTTCCTAGTACCAACTTATCTGATATTACTTTAGCAAACGTTTCATCACCACCAAGTCTA